TGGTGGAGCAACCGTAGGCGCTACTGCTGCCGGAACATGGGATTCCACACACAGCGTTGGACAGTTGTTGTCGCATAACTCAAGCGGTACTCCTGTCTGGACTGATACCATCGACGGCGGTACATTCTAATTAAAACTTAGCCAGCCTATATAGGAGATTCAAATGGCACAAACAATAAGACTAAAAAGATCTGCAGTTGCGAACAAAGTTCCCACTACTGGAGATCTTAATCTCGGTGAGCTTGCCATTAATACATATGATGGCAAGCTCTATTTAAAGAAAGATAGTGGTACTGCTTCAATTGTTGAAGTTGGGGCAGGCGGGGGTGGTGGAATATCTGATGGTGATAAAGGAGATATTACTGTTTCAAGCAGTGGTGCTACTTGGACATTAGATAATGGCGTTGTCACACCAGCTAAGTTATCAACAGGTGGTCCTTCATGGGATACATCTAGTAATTTATCAGTTACAGGTAATACCACATTGGCAGGCTATACTGAAGGTGTAACTTCAATAGGAACTGTCACAACAAGCCACACACTAAATATTGCAAGTGGCACGGTACAAACAACAACCTTAACTTCTAATACAGCTTGTACTTTTACAATGCCAACAGCAGTTGCTGGTAAATCATTTATTCTTTTACTAAGACAACCAACATCTGGTAGCATTGCTACAGCAACATTTACAGGAGTAAAATGGGCTGATTCAATTGCACCAACAATTACACCAACACTAAATAGATTAGATGTTATTTCATTTTTCTCAGATGGTGTAAATTGGTATGGTTCGTTTATTCAAAATTTTACTCCTTAATATATGTTTTCATCAAAAAATCTCTTTTTTGCTAAATCATTTATAACACTTACGCCGTCATGGGTGCTTGACTTCAGCACGGGAGAGCCGTGGTCGAACGGCACGGACTATAACTACATATCATTGCGTACAGCGGGAACCTATGTTGACAGCAGCGGATACATCGCTACGAGCGGTGCGAATGTCGTTCCACGAAGCGAAGAATTTACAAATACAACGACTTGGCCGACTTCATTTCTTACGGTGACGGCAAACTCAGGTACGGCACCGGACGGGACAAACACGGCCTTTTTATTGAGGGAACAAGTAGGGGACGCGCAGCATTCGATTGGCGCCACCAACATTAGCTTCCCTAATCAACGAATGACCTATAGTTGTTACTTCAAGAAAGCGCCATCGAATACGCGCAATCATGCGGCTATCACGTTCTTTTACGTTTCAAATAACGCGCCGACCTTCTCAAACGGGTTCGTAGTTTTCAACATTGATGCTGGTACGGTGGAGACTACCTCAACCGGGGCGTGGACAAATGTTACGAGTTCCATTGAAAATGTTGGCAATGGTTGGTATCGCTGCGTTGTCACGGGGACACCAAGCGCTGGTGGAAGTATTGCGCGTATGAGCGTTGGACCTGCTACGCAAACGTCCAACTCCTACTTTGTCCAGCAGGAACAGGAAAAATCCGTGCTTGCTTGGGGCGCACAGTTGGTGGCGGGCTCCGCACCCCTGCCCTACAGCAAGACCACGACCGCCGCGAACGGCATCCCGCGCTTGATGCACAACAACAGCGGAACCCGGCTCGGGTTGTTGGTGGAGGAGCAGCGGACAAACATTGCTTTCTCAACAGAGAATTTTACGGATACTGGTAGGTGGTTCGGCACTAACGCGACAGTAGCAGACACAACAAATACTGCTCCCGACAATGGAGCCGATGCTGAATCAATCACAGAAGTCGCTGCAACATCAGCCAATTACAGATTCCGAAGCAGCGCTATTACAACCGGGGTCGCCAGCGGGGACACCTTCACTTCATCGTGCTTCATCAAGGATGCGCCCACGAACGGAAAGGGCTACGGGTATGTATCGGTAACTATTGATGGTGGAACAAGCCGCACCTATACCGTGATTGTCAACCTGTCCACAGGAGCGTTGCAAACAACGATGACCTCAGGTTCCCCCACGGGGACCGCGTACACAATCGAAAACTACGGAAACGGTTGGTATCGCGTGTCGGCTACCGCTACGGCACATACAGGCGCTACTGGCGTCCGTGTGCTGTTTGGGATGTGGCAGAGCGGAGCGACCAATTCCAACGGATATCCCGCCTACACGGTTTCCGCAGGAAACGAAAAGTCAATTCTTGCATGGGGGGCACAGATTGAAAAGGGAGCGTCACCGACCTCGTATCTGGCAAACACCGCAGCTTCAGGCAGCGGTGTCACCCGCAGCGCCGACAACGCTTACATCCTTGACTCCAAGATCACGAATTGGCAAGACCCCGGCGCGTTAGTGATTCACTTTTACCCGCCCGGTCAGGCCGGGACGCTCATCAGCAGCGATGATGGGGCGAACACGCAGTTGGGTATTCAGGCAAACACTACAACGCAGGCAAGAGCCTTTTGGTCTGACGGTAATACATTGTCAGGAACAATTGGGACGAGTGGTGTACAAAAAGCAGTTCATTATTGGAACGGTACTAACTCTAGCTTTTGTATTAATAATGGAACTGTAGAAAATTCTACAAATAACATTACAACTTTTAGTTTACTTGACTTCTTAACACTTGGTTCCGAAGCAACTGATAGTTCTGGAATTCCCGGTTCATATAGTCAATATAGTAATATTATTGTTCGTAAAGTAGAATGGTATGCAGGAACCTTTTCAAACACTCAACTTAAAAAAATGACACAATGATTGATGAAATAAATCCTCCTTTTTATGATTATTGGTTTTGTGGTAACAGTAAAACAGAAGTTTTTTCTGCTCTTAAAGAAGCAGAAATTTCTACACAACCAACTAACTTTTCATCTTTTGATCCTATTGGTATAATTTGGGTAAATGGATCAGATGTTGACGAACAAAACAATATTATTCAGGTTCCATTAAATAAATGGCATGCTAATCTTCGTATGAGTATTCCATTAACTGAAAAACAACTACAAAAACTTGAGTTAATTCTTATATCAAAACCACAAAAACCTTGTCGTGTTTGGCTTTAATACAAAATAAACAATATGAGGAACAACTATGGCTGAGAATCACTTAGCACTATATGTATCTGCTATGCAGTTAGCGATTCTCACCATTGGCGTAGTAACTGTAATAATTAGATTGGGAAAACGAGAAGCCCTGATTGAATCTAACGCAGAAGAATTGCGTCAGTTAAAAGACATTACTAAGGATTTAGTCAAGGCCGATATCGAACATAGCAAGAATTTGATTGGTGTTGTTGGTGACTTAAAGGCTCTGCGCTATCGCGTAGAGATGCTGGAGCAAAAGTAATGCGTTATCTATTCTTGCTATTGTTGGCTGGATGCTCTTCAGTTGAAGCTGTATCTACCAGCAACCACGCAATTCAGCGTGAAGCAATGTCTATACTGCAAACCCAAGATATTAAAGTCGCTCATAAGCATGCCCACCGTATTATTGGTGAGTCTGCAGATATTGCAAAAGCCGCTGGCAACATTACAGATATTACCCCTTGGTGGGCAGACATGATTAGCTATGGCTTTATTGCCTTAGCAATCATTGGTGTATGCGTACTATTATGGTACACCGGAATAGGTAGCCTAATTAAAAAGGTTGTCTATTCATTGGGACTCTTTATTCCAGATAAAAAGATTCAGCAGGCTAAGTTGCTAGCTGAAGTCAAGGATGAAGAAGATCCCACAACAATTAGAGAAGCCATTGCTGCTTTTAGAGCGCAAGATCCTGCGTTCGATGCAGCATACAAAAAAGTGAAAGGACACTAATATGGCATCATTTCTAGGTTCAGTTTGGTTTGGAGTTATGCTTTTCTTCGTAGGCTATGTTGCTGGTTCTGTCGTTCCAGTAACCAAGCTACCTGAGTTATTCAAGAAAAAGTGAACAAAGAACTAATCAATCTCCTCAACAGTCGCCTTATTGAGCGTCTACTGGACGATCTTAAGGATGACACCAAATGCTCTCCCGGTCTATACACGGTTGTCCGTGGTATCGTAAACGACAACCGGGAGGCATTGGATGGTATTAGCCATAGTACTCTAGATACCCTAGAGGCCACTATGAAGTCTAAGATGCCGTTCAAGTTTAAGTCAGAGACAATCTGACCTTTCCGCCCTATGGCCCTTAATTGGGTTATAGGGCGTTTCTATTGTTATAATGGGCCACGGTAGCCCCCGGAATCAGGAATCGTTTATAGGGCATTCTAGCCGCCCTAGGAGGCAAACCATGCAGGCTCCCAAGGAAGTCGTAGAGGACTTCAGAAATCACCTCTACTTTAGTTTTAAGTATCTGGGCCTAGGGGAACCCACCCCCAAGCAGTACGCTATGGCTAACAAGCTGCAGGAAGGTCCGAATAACTTCATATTGCAGGCAGGCCGAGGGGATGGCAAGTCCGTTATCATGGCATGCTACGCATCGTGGCTTCTCCTAAAAGATCACAATACTACAATACTTGTACTTTCTGCGGCAGCAGATAAGGCTATTAAGTTTATCAGCCAGACCCGTGCCATTCTAACTCAGGTTCCTTACATGAAATATCTGGAACCCCAAGAGTTTGATAAAGACTCTGCATTTGGTTTTAATGTACATGCTAGGACTAAGTTTGGACAGGACTTGTCCATGACTGCCCGAGGCATCACTAGCCAGATCACAGGTCTACACGCAGACAAGATTATTTGTGATGATATTGAGATTCCAGAAAACTCAGACAGCCCACAGGCTAGAGAAAAGTTGTGGGAAAGATGT